CTTAGAGCTGCGAGGCATCGCAACCATAGTGGCCGCGTTCGACTGTGGGCCCGAAATCCGCATCGGCAACTATAAGTAAGCCGTTGATAAATAAGCTGAAATCAACTCCATTAAGTGCGTATTATGTGCATAGATTTATGTTGAGTGGTTTGCCGTGAGTACCATTGCGCCAGCACTCGCGGATTGCGCAGCAACCCGTAACATAAATTCTGTAATACGCACCAGATGACAAAATAACAAAAGGGTACGTCAAAAAATGACATACCCTTTTTTCTTGTCTGGTTTCCAGCGAGCATCTCTCGGGAGGGGCCCGTTTCGTCGGGAGGGCACCGAGAGAGCGCAGCGAAAACCCCCGTCTAGTATTACGGGGGTTAATTCCACCGAATCATCGGTGTTCGCCTTGTATTCGCAAGCGTAGCGCGCCAGTGTTTGAGCGCTAGCGAGTCTTATCCCAACTCTCTCCAGTGCCACTTAATCAACTCTTCGAGATCACTTGGTTTTTTTTATCTTCTGGAAATCGCTCTCTTCGAATTTCTCCAGACCAAGGTTTATGAGGTAGTCCAACATCTCTGTCTCTTTGATGCTTGTCTTGGTCTCTATGACCGCTTTGACAGTCATCTTTTCAACCTTGGTCCAAGTCGTATCTTTTATGTGTTTAGTTGCCATTCTTTTATCTCGGTCATTATTTTCGAAAATATTATAAACTTAGAATCTAAAAAGTATTGACAATTAGAATCTAAGAAATTAGTTTCAGCGCATAAAATAATTATTTAGATTCTAAGTTGGCAGGCTTTCGAATGAAAAAACAAGTGTTCACACCTGAGGAGTTGCAAATCGATACTGAGGCGAGTCCGTTTGTCTTCGTTGATTACCTGTCTTTTACCATTCCTTACTCATCGTTGCGTCACGCTCACAAATCAGACCTTTCGTCTGTTGCTTGGGCTCCACTCCCTAAGGCTAGCTATCGCATGGCCCGTACGCCTGAGCAAAAAGAGAAGTTAATCACGTCGTATAAGCAGCAGTGGAACGTAGCCATGATGGAGCGTTTGCAAGTTTTTTGCCTCCACGTTCTCGGCCTTCGCATGTCTGCATGGCGTGAAAAGGGGTTGTACGGCTATGACGATTCCTGCCATTTAATGACAAAGCACTCCAATAAACACGTTGGTTTTGTCGCGCTTGGTGGCAACCGTGGCACCTGTTATTTCCAGATTGAGGGGTTAGGGTGCAAGCATCTTTTCGAACACACTTCAGCGTTTCGCCTGCATTGGTGGTTGCAATTGCTTGATTGTGGCCGTTTGTCTCGAATCGACCTTGCTGTCGATGATTTTCACGGTTTGTTTGGCCGCGAATACGCTAAGAAAGCCTATGCGGATGATGCGTTTCGCACATCTGATAGGGGATGCGGCCCTAGTGCTGGTGAACGCTTTTTCGCTGAGCCTTCCGGCAAAGTCATTAATGAATCTTTCGAGGTTGGCAATCGCAAGTCTCGGATTTACTGGCGTATCTATAACAAGGCCGCTCAGCTTGCTTTGCCTATGTTCTGGTTTCGCAGTGAGTGTGAGCTGAAAGATATGCCGATTGATGTGCTACTTGATATCAGCGGTAACTTTGCTGGTATCTGCGCTTACAGCGCTTCAATCGTGTCGTCTTCACCAGTCAAGGTGGTCACAAAAAAGAAACAAGTTGCGCTCGATATGCACGGGCGCATTCGTTGGGCTCGTCGTCAAGTGGGGCGCACCTTAGCGGATATCGCTAAGTACCTCGACGGCGATTTGGATAAGGTCTTTGGGTTGCTCGTGTCTAAGGAGCTTCACGATGACACGCTCAGTTTGCCCGATTCATACAGGCATTTAGTCAAAGAGATAATGGAGAATTAGCATGGCAGTTCGTCACATTCTAACAGGCGGCACTTACTCAAAAGGTGTCGGCAAATCATCAGGTAAACAGTACGAAATTGGCCGCTTGTTCGCGGGCAAAGCTCTTAAGCCTTGGGAGAACGAAAAGGGCTCTCAGATTGCTTTTGGCATCGAGACGGTTGAGCTTCAATTCGTTCCTAGCCCTCAGCTTTTGGCTAAGTTCGAAACAACCATGTGTCCTGCACTGGTTGAGTTCCAGTACGAGCCAGACCCAGAAGACCCGCGCCGTAACTTGGTGTGTGACTTCAAGGTTATTCGTAGCTTGTTCGATAACCCTGAGCAAGAAAAGACTAAGTAAGTTTCACGGTCGGGCGCTCTAACTCTCTCTTGCGCTCGGCCTTTTTTGAAAAGGAATCTGTATGCCTGTTTGTATGCTCCCCAACTCAGAAGGTTTTCTGGCCGTCGTTCCTGACGTCCAGCTTGAGGACTGCACCAACGGCTATGTGGCCGTCACGGTTCAGGACTATGACCTAATGATGAGTTACACGCAGGTCACAGGTGCCGAAATCACAGAGGCTTTTGGTTTCGGCTTCGCAGCTGTATTCACAGTTGGCTATCTATCTACGTACGCCGTGAAAGCGGCACTAAAACTAATCAGACTCATATAGAGGAAAACATCATGGCAGATATTTTTGCAGCAGTAGATTTGAGCACAGTAGCTACCTTCGTCGGCGGTGCAGGTGTAACTATCATCGGTATCGCAATGGCGTTCAAAGGCATCAGCCTTGGCAAACGTGCTGTTAACAAGGCATAAGGTTGGCTGAGCGTGTTAATAGTCCTGCATGACCTTCAGCTGGTTATTTGGTGTCTTCTGGGTGGTCTTGCAGCGTTTATAGCCGCTCAGAACTTTCAAGATTAAAGGGGCTTCGGCCCCTTTTTTTGTCAGGTTGGCTTATGAAAAAACTATTCTTATTACTCTGCATGACCGCCGCCGTGCTCATAGCTGGCCGCGCACATGCTGCACTTTACAAAGTCGTAGGCAATCCTACAGGTTCTGTTAATGGTTGTGAAAATCCAGCGATAGGTGACGTTATTGATATTTCCGTATTCGGTGCTTGTGCCGTAGGTAAAATTTATACAAAGCCGGGGATTAATGGAACTATATCTGGATGGCGTTTTAGCAACGGTAATCTTCAGCTTAATTATTATGGTGCTTGGCTCCCATGGATTGGCGCAACTCCAACTGGTGGTTGTCCGTCCGGAACTGAGTTAAACACCAGTACTGGTCGGTGTGAGCCTCCTCCGCCAACTCGCTGTGAGATTCTCCGTGACCGTGGTGAAGTTGTTCATATGAACTGGAATCAGTCCGCTTATGGTAGTCAGATGACGGGTTCTTACTATTGCAGTAGCTACGGCTGTGCGTCTCAGATTTCTGGCACGACTACGTGCCTTAATGGTACTTGTTATAGTGATGCCACGTTGACTGGCTCTGAATGCTCAGGTTCTGGTGAGAGTTCCATTTGTACTGATTCGACTTGTGCCACTCCTAGGCCTCCCGGTCAAACTGACCCTAACGAACCGACGCCAGAGCCCGGTGATGAAAACCCAGTGCATGACCCAGATGACCCGACTAGTCCGGTTGATTCTGGCGGTAACGTGGCGAACCCTGACATTGACCCTTCAACGCCTGACCCAGTAGACCCAGCTCCGGAAGTGACACCGCCAGAAACAGGTGAGGCCACTGACGCAATCGTGAACATGAACAGGGATGTAAATAAGGCCCTCAATGACCTCAACATTGATATTAATTCGTCTAACACCAAGATTGAAAACGAGCTTAAATTACTTAACGCATCCAACGAGGGTATTAAATCCCAGCTTACTCAGCTTGAAGAAACCACCATTAAAATAGGCGATAACAACAAGGCGTTAATTACTCAGCTTAACCGTGATGTGACTACGGCAGTTAATGTGAATACCAACGCCATTAATAAATTGGGTGGTAAAGTTGACAGCTTAAATAATACCGTTGGCGATTTGAAAGAGTCCGTTGACGGTATGGCTACCGATGTTGGCGATATTAAGGAATCCGTATCCGGTATGGGTGAGACACTCGACGGTATGGCCGACGACTTATCTGGTATTGGTGACGCTATCGACGGCCTTGCAAACATTGACGGGGAAGGCTTGCGGCAGGGCACTTGTTTCAGCAATCCACAGTACACGTTCTGTAAGGGCTGGTATGAGCCGAACTATCCAGACGGATTCAGAGGCGTCTTTGATGAGCAATTTGGACAACTTACTGATGCGGTAACCGCCTCGGTAAATAACATTTTTGGTGGCTTAGACTTATCTAATTCAGCCGCACCAAGTTTCTGTCTAACGCTTTGGATGTTTGGTACTTCGTGCTTCACGGATTATTTAGATTTGAGTTGGGTATTCGGATTTATTCGTTTCGCTTTTATGTTCACGACTGTTTGGCTATGCCGCAAACTGGTATTTGGAGGTTAATATGTGGGAATGGATTAAGACCGTATATATTGATATTGTTAACTCAATATATAACCTTTATTACAGCATCATGCAGATGCTATACGATATTCCGGTTTGGCTTTTCAGTGAGATTATGTCTCTGAGCCGATACGCTATCACTCAGGTTCTCGCGTTGTTTGAACCTATCGACCTCGGCCAGTATTTGACTGGCATCCCTCCCGAAGTGTCATGGACGCTCTCAATGGTCGGCTTGCCTCAGTGTTTGGGGATTATTACCAGTGCCATTGTCATCCGGATGATTCTCCAACTGATACCGTTTACGAGATTAGGCTCATGATATATGCGATTGTTGGCCGTCCACGTAGCGGCAAATCTTACGAGTCGGTTGTGTATCATATCATTCCGGCTGTCAAAGCTGGCCGTAAGGTCATTACCAACGTAACGCTTAACATTGACTGGTTCGTCAAACTCTTTGGCCCAGAGGTTAAAAGTCTGATTCAGGTTGTCGACGGTAAGCTCAACGAGTTCGGCAAGTTGGACCGTCCGTTCTCCAAGTTTGAACACTATCAGGATGAGTGGCGTGATGAGCAGAATAGGGGGCCGCTGTATGTCATCGATGAGGCTCACATGGTTCTGCCTAACCGTAACCTTGATGCTGCTATCCTAGAGTTTTACTCACTCCATGGTCACTACGGCTTAGACATCATCTTGCTCACTCAGGATTTGCGCAAGATACACCGTGACGTCAAGGCCATGATTGAAATGACATACTATTGCGCAAAGAATACGGCTTTCGGTAGTGATAAGACCTATACAAAAAAGGTGCGTATCGGCGCGACCACTGAGGTTGTCAACGAGGAGCAGCGAAAGTACAAGTCTGTTTATTTTCCAGCTTACCAGAGCCATACCCAGAGCAAAGGTTCAGTGGCCGAAGTCATGGCAAACGACATCAAACCTATCTGGAAGCGTTGGCCGTTTCTTGGTGCTGCGCTCTTGGTTCCTTTGGGGCTTTCGATATTTGCGTTTGCGCTTAGCAAGGGTGATAAGGTTGAAACTGTTACGCCTGCGCCAGCTGCTAACACAGCTTCCGTTCCTGACGGCCAGCCAAGAGATAGCGTCAAAAAGAAAAAGAGTGCCGGTGATTTTGGTCCGCTGGATAACTTCCAGATGTTCGTGACTGGATACTCAAAGCAGATTGCCTACAGCAGCCGCACCAGATACACGGGCGAGTTAAACAGAGACCTGACGTTTTACCGGATTTACGTGGCCGTGTACGCTGACAAAGAGTTGAGATTCACGTTTGATCAAACTGAGTTGCAGCAAATCGGTTACACGTTCACGGTTCTGGCCGATTGTGTCTATGAGGTAGCATGGCATGATGTGACCAGGATACTAACGTGTATGGACCCAGAGCAAAAACAAGATAAGCCGGATAGCCCGTTAAATGCGGTTCCAACGTTCAGCTTATGAGCCCCGCAGGGATAAGGGAGCAAGCCTGCGACCGAGGCACCAAGCCACACGACAATGGCTAGTGTCTCGGTGAATTTGACTGGCGCGGTTTCTATCTGCCCATGTCCAAAGGCATAAAACACACCTCGTCCTGCTAGGCCCAAATACCACAATCATTAAAGCGTTCACGGAGTTTGGCGCTGTGCTGCATAACATGAGAGTTAGATATGAATGAATACGTTTTTGTTTGGTGGCATTTGCCTTTGTGGGTTGCTGCTTATGGTGTTTGGTGGATGTTTTGGACGTTTATGGGTGATTTGGTTAAACGTTCATAAAGTCCGGTCACATGGTGCGTATTATGTGCATAGATTTATGTTGAGTGGTTTGCCGTGAGTACCATTGCGCCAGCACTCGCGGATTGCGCAGCAACCCGTAACATAAATTCTGTAATACGCACCAGATGACAAAATAACAAA